AAGCTGGAGAGTTAGTACTCTTCGAGGAGATGGGTAAGTTCCCCGGATTGAAAAAAGCTTGGGATATTACACATCACACGGTTAAAGAGGGGATTGATGCTCTTGGACTTATGATTGCTTTTGGTACTGGTGGTACAGAGGGCGCTGATTTCCAGGGAGCTGAAGAACTGTATTATGAACCTGAAGGTAGTGATTGTCTTAGATTTAACAACCAGTGGGATGAAGGTGCCAGTGGTACAGATTGTGGATTCTTTGTTCCTATCTATCAAAACCTTCGTGGATTCATGGATGAAGCTGGTAATTCTCTCAGAGAAAAAGCTATTGAATATGAGATGAAACAACGGAATATCAAGAAGAAAGCCAAAGGGACCAATACCTATTCCCAGTATATAGCTGAAACGCCATTTATGCCGAGGGAAGCTATTATGACTTTCGACACAAACTTGTTTCCTTCTCAGCAGCTGGCTGAACAAAAGAACAGGGTATTAGCAAGCAAGACATATAATATAGGAACGCCTGGGTATTTCTACAGGCAGGAAGGAGATGTTAAGTTTAAGCTTGACCCTGACGCAAAACCTATTATGAAGTTTCCTCATTCTAAAGATGATGATGTGGTAGGATGTCCTCTTATTTACGAGTCTCCATTTAGAATGGGAGATGGTGTACCTGAAAACATGTACATCGTAGTACATGATCCTTTTGCACAAGACACAACAGCAGAATATTCAAGCTTCTCTTTAGGAGCTGCATACGTTATAAAACGGGTAAACAAATACTCCACCACATTTAATAATTGTATTGTTGCCAGTTACGTAGGAAGACCAAGCTCAAGAGATGAGTATAATAACATGTTGTTCATGCTTGCTGAATATTATAATGCAAAGATAGGATTTGAGAATGACAGGGGAGATGTAATTGGCTATGCACGACGCCATCACAAACTCCATATGCTGGAACCTGAATTTAAGTTCATGGATAAAAAGCATCTTCAGGGTAATACGAAGCGGAGTTATGGAATGAACATGACTACCGCACGTAAAGAAGAGGGAGAGATTTATTTAAGAGACTGGCTATTACAGACCGTTAGTAAGAACACAGAAGAAGACAAAGAAACGCTTGTATTAAATACGATATATGATATTGCTTTGCTCGAAGAGTTGATAAAATTTAACAAAAAAGGTAACTTCGATAGAGTTTCTGCTCTTTTTGTTGGAATGTATCACCTTAAAGAGAAGTTTAATCAACAAGTGGAAGCCGTACAAAAAACAGAACACGAAGAATTCTTTAATCGCTTTTAATAATGAGCACACAAAATATTCCACAACAGTCTATTACTTACGAAAAGAAAGACGATACATGGAGACAAAATACGGTTGACGCCTATATTGATCAGGCAAACTTCCAGACAGGAAGTAATTCAGACCGTTATTTCATGACTAAGTTGTATGATTACTATAATGGTAAGATTAACAACGAAGATTATAACTATGTGCTCGAACCCTATGGGAAGAAGCGCGATAACTTTCCTGCTAAGATTCGTAATTTCCCTCTCATTAAACCAAGTATTGATTTACTTGTAGGTGAGAAGGCTAAACGCCCATTTAACTTTACAGTCATTGTTTCTTCAGGAGACGTAGAAAATATCAAACATCAAATGATGCAGGAACGCATCAATGAGGAATTACAGAAATGGGTTATTCAGAAATTAAATAAAGCAGGGGTTAATACAGGAATTGAACAAGAGGAAGAACCTCAGCTGCCTCAGAATATCCAACAGATTTTTGAACGTAACTGGAGAGATAATAGGGCAATCATGGCTCAAAAAGCTCTTGAGTTCTTAATTCCTTACCTGCATTATTACAATGAATCCCAGAAAGGGTGGTTTGATTTCGTAGTAAGTGGCTATGCCATGACACATAAAGGAGTGTATAACAACGAGCCTTTCTTTGAAAATTTGAATCCTTTAGATGTAGACTATGATAAAGGCCCTAATGTTGAGTTTATTGAAGATGGTAATTGGGCAGTTATTCGTGAATTGGCATCACGTCCAAGCGTTATTGATAAGTTTAGAAGTCAGCTTACAGACGAAGAAGTAAGACGTCTTGAAAATCCTCAAAATAGTAATAGGGATACGTTCTTCTGGTATAATCAGGATAACCATAGTTTCCATGATGAGTGGGATTCTTATACAGAGTTGGTTACAGTTTACTGGAAGAGTATGAAGAAAGTAGGCTTCCGTATGTATCAGGATGAATTTGGGGAAATATACGAAGAGATT